CGAGGCTAAGGCGGAGGCCGTAGTGGTAGTTTGGCCCGTCGCTGCTACTGGCGACGCAAGGCGAGCTTTCCTTCTTCTCGACCTTCGTCATTTTCATGTCGTGCAATTGCATGCGTCCACCTTCTCCAGCTTCATTACCGTGACCGGGAAAGCCAGCAGTACGTCCAAGTGTTCACAGTTGAGGTTCCCGCAGCTGATGGCCACAAACGACTCACCCGGCCTGTGTGGAGCGTCCTGACGCATGATTTGGCCGCACTTGACGCAATGAACCGGACCTGGGAATACCGTGACTTCGTATGTCACGCCAGCGCCGCTCGAATCGCCGTGTTCTTTGTCGCGTCAGAATCCGCTGCCGTCACATTGACCCAGCGAGCATGGCCGGCAAGTGTCACGTTTGGCACAAGGTAGTAACTGGACAGCAATCCGGCATCCACGCGGCGCACGATCTGAATGCCGCGCCCGGTGCTGTCTGGGTCAAGTAAGGCCTGAAGGTCAATGTCAGCCATAGCAATATCCTCTACGTTTAAACTCGCCTTCCATCGTGATCAGATAGCCCAAGTTTCTTGAAAAGATCACGTAATCTCACGACTTCTTCGCCAAGATCAGAAACAGCCAGCCAATCACGCCAGCATTCACTGTCTGCATTTTCATTGACCCTGATCTGCTCCACTCGGCTCTTGACCAACTGAAGAAGATTGTCGATTTCCGATCTGTGTCCAAAGCCGCCAAAATCACTCACTGCACTACGTCCTGCTGAAACTCTCTCGCCGCATTCTGAGATGTCGCTGGATCAGCCGCCTTCGATGCGCTGATCGTGGCCACAATCACTTTAACCGCCGCATCCAGCTCAGCCTTGTTCTGCTCACGCGTAGACTTGATCTGCTCCAGCATCTGCGAGCGCTGCGTCTCGGCGCGCTCCTGCATATCGGCAATCTGCTGCTTGTTCTGCGCCTGGATCTGCGCAATCTGCAGCGAGTTGTCGGGCGGTGCCTGCTCCGGCTGCGAAGGCGCTGGAGGCTTGATGCTCTCAATCGCATCCTCCAGCGCACTACCGAGCCGAGCGCGGCGCGAGATGGTCAGGCAGATTTCCTTGACCACATCCACCGGCAGCATCCCGGATTGAATCGCCTGGCCTGAGCCGGCAATCACTCGGCCGATTGCATCCATCACCTCAGCCAATCCCTGCATGTCCTGATTGATCGTGTCGGCCACCGTCGAGTCGGTCTCGATATCGACGCGGTACTGCCGCATCTGATCGGACCGTAACAGTGTCACGATATCGTCCCATGATGGCTTGCGCATGATCTCTTCGACCTGCGGCGGGACTGGCTGCTGTTGCTGCTGCGCCTGTTTAACGGCCATCTGGGCCTGCATCTTTTCCTGCTCGCCCGGCAGTTGCACACTCGTCATTACCTGCAACTGCTCAGCGGTGAAATGCTCGCTGATGACTTCGGCCTTGAGCCGCAGCAGATCGCGAATGTAGCGCTGCACTTCCTTCTGGATCTTCTGAATACGCAGGCTGCCCCACTGGCTCTTGAGTTTCTGTGCGCCCAACGTCTCATTGGGATTCGTCGATCCCCGCAGCACATCGGCAATGCCGGTGATCTCGTAGATCGCCTGCTTGATCTGATCGCGCGCGGCGTACAGATGCTCCAGCACCTGCGCCAGCTTCTCGATTGGCATGATCCAGATGAGCTTGTCCAGCCCGCCGGATTCGGCGATCAGCGAGACGTTCTCGACCGCAGTCATCTCGTTATCGTCGGCACCCAGGATGTTCGCGGCTTCTGGGACGTGCGAGCTGTAGGCTCCGCGAACTCTCAGTGCGCTGACCACCTTGTTGATGCGCGCCGAAACTCGGTCCAGTTCCTCCGCCTGCTCCTTGTACATCCGGTACAACGGCGTTGGGATGAGTGTCCGCGAATTCTCGATCGCTCGCAGGAAGCGCGGCAGTGGAAAGAACTGGCGCAGCTTGAGCGGATCGGGGACTACCGACAGCGGCGCATCCTTGTAGCTCGGCGCGACGAACAAACACCGCTTGGTGTCGCTGTCCCAAATCTCCCAGGCTTCGCAGACCTTGAAGATCTGCCGCGTCGTCTTGTCCTCAATCAGCCGCTCGGATTCGCTGCCCTGCGAGTAGGTGAGCTTTTCGGCAATGGCCCGGCCGAACTTCTCAATCACCATCTCTTGCGTGAATTCGTGGCGGAAAGCGTGCCATGGCACATCGCCCCAGCGCTTACCCGGCCCGTGGCGGTAGTCGTCCCACTGCACATGAGCACAGCGCGCGTCCTGCCCAGCGATCTTCTCGTAGGGCTCGATAGCGACGTTCTGTGCATCGCTTGAGGCCGCAGGCTCGCCCTCTTTTGCCTCGTCCTGTGGCGGCTCCTGATAGGCCCCAGCACGATCTGCCGGCGTGATTGCGTCCGGCGTGACATTGACGAAGTGCGGCTCATACAGCACGCGAGCCACGCCGCGGCCCTGCAGCAGCACGTCCAGCACCGTATCCTGAATCTCACTGTCGAAATCGTAGTCATCGATCTGATACGACAGTGAGCGCTCAAGAATCGTCGAGGCGACCTTGCCAACCGGATCGGGATCACGAAAGCGCCTGCGAACGTCCGGTTGCGGCGTCGAGTTGTAGACCGCAGGCCGCAACGTCTCTGTGTTGCTCCACAAAATGTTGAACGAGTTCAACTTGGTCTGCTTGCCGTCGTACAGGTCCAGAATCTCTTTCGCTTCCTTGCGCCAATCGGATTCAGCAGAAGAGGCAAGGTCAAGCTCGGCAATCCAGCGCTTTACTATCCCACGCGGAGTGCCCTCGATGTCTGCCGGCGTCGTCAGGATGACTTCTTCGTCAGCCATATTCAATCCTGCGCCAGCCGCTTCTTGCGGCGCTGGGCGATCAGTTCGGTGACGGAGGTTTGTGCTGGGTACCGCGGCAGCTCAGGCTTTGGCTTTTCTTTCACCGGCTGCCACACTTGCCCGATAATCTCAAATGCGTCGGCCGCATGCGATGACCAATCATGCACTGGCGTAGACGTGAGAATTCGTTTGTCTGAGTCATAGTTGAAGTGATATTGCTTGAGCGCCTCGCGCCCTTCGCTTGTTACCTCGTCATCGAACCACGCGCATTCAAGCGTCTTGCGGGCGGCAGAGATGCCGTTCTGTTGACTCGTCGCCGATACCACCTGCATCTTTACGCCCAAGTCCCACGCCTGCATCACGATCGATCGCCCGCCGGCAGCGAGCAGTTTGTGAGCGGCGTCGTGCGGAACATAGTGCTTGCTGTCCTTGTAGTCGTACGGACGCGCCTTGATGACATCGCAGTAATGCTCGATGTCCTGCCCACTGGCCTCGTAGTAATCAATGATCCGCAGTTCGTTCTTGCAAACTTGCCACCACCAAATTGCAGTGGAGTCGTCATAGCCTAGATCCCACGCCGTGTTGATCGGCAACTCTGGATCATAAGCAACTTCCTTGATTCGCCCGTCTTTCTCTGCCGCATTGATCCAGCGACCGTATACAGCACCCAAAATCGCAGCATCGAATGAGCAGAAATATTCCTGCTCAAAGAAGGCCTCGCCTTCCGCTTCGCCATAGTCGGCGATGTATTCAGCTCGCTCTCTCTCCAGAGCTTCCGGCGTAAAAACGTTAGTCTCAGCAGCTGTCAGCTTTTGCGCGAACCATTCCGGATTAGTCTTCGCGGCTTCGTAGGTCGTGAAGCCGTGATTCTTCCCGCGCGAGGTGTAAATGAACGCGGCCCACCCGCCGTTTTCCGCGAGGATCGGGCGCAAGTAGGCCCACGCCTTGGGATTGGCCAGCGACCATTCCGACAGGATCACGCCCACTGGCGGCGAACCAACCAGGCTGTTGTAGTTGTCCGAGCCAACAACCTGCCAGATCGCGCCGTTAACGAACTCGATCATCATCTCGTGATCGCGAGTCCGGCGGCGAATCTCTTTCGGGAATGCCTCGTCTATCCGGCGCAATCCAGTGTGCGGATTGATCGCATCCCAAACCGCTTTTCTCGCTTGCGCGGCCTCGGGCAACATGTGCCAGTAGTTACCTGCGCGCTGGATCGCTGCGACAGCAGTCCAGTGCAAGCACATGTCATCCTTGCCAGCGCGTCGGTGCCAGACGCAAACAGCGCGCTTCCCGCCGCTCTCCAGATACTTCCAGGCCGGTAACTGATACGGGCGCGGGTTCCAGTTATGGGGGAGCCGAATCGCCGCCATACTTGACGATGCTTATCTGCAGCGGCCCGCCGTTGGGACCGGCTACCTCAAGGCCGACGCGGTCCCCATACTTCTTTGGGGCCAGCTTCGACAGCAACCACTTGCGGGTATCAACCCGGAGCTTGGACCGTGCGATGTGATCGTGATCTACCCGGCTGCCAACGACACCATCACCAAGATCCGTTTCGATGTAATCGCGCCGGCCATCGTCTGAAATTTCAATGATGTCTTCAGCCCAATGCTCGATCAGATCATCACGAGCCCGCGCGTACTGTTCCCGGAATGATTCATTCGAGGCCGCCCAACGCATCACAGTAGACGT